TAGTTGCATTTCCTGCATACGACAAGGCTGAAGTACTTTCAGTCAGAGAAGAAACCAATCAGGAGGAAATATCCATGGAAAACACAACACCTGATTACACTTCAGCAATTGAAGAAGTTCGTAATCACACACAGGAGTTGGAACGCCGTCTTGATGTATTCGCATCAGAAAAGGCACCAACAATTATAGTTCCACAGTACCGTTCATTCGGTGAGTTCGTAAAGGCTGTAGCAAAGGGCGATGAGCAGGCAATTGCTTTGCATCGTGACTTCACTGGTGCAGACTCAGGAGACTCAATAATGAAGAACGCTTGGGTTTCAGATACAGTTCGTATCTTGAACGCAGGCCGTCCAACATTCAATGTTCTATCATCTGCAGCACTACCTGCTGACGGAATGAATGTAGAATACCCAAAGATTAACACCAACACACTTGCTGTTGGAGAACAAGAAGCAGAAGGCGATGTCCTTGACTACGGTAAGTTGACTCTTACTTCAGCAACTGCACCAATCAAGACATACGGTGGATACACAGATATGTCTCGTCAGGTTGTAGAGCGTTCATCTATTGCATATGTTGATACAGCATTCAGAGCAATGGTTGCTAAGTACGCTGCTGCAACAAACGCTGCTGCTCGTGCAGCAGTTGTAACAGCATCAGCAAACTTCAACACTGCAACAGTTGCAGCATGGGAAGCAGATGATGTTATTGGAGCACTTGCAAAGGCTGCTGCAGATGTTAACAACAATGCAGGTTACGCACTTGAAGTAATTCTTGTTTCAAGCGATGTATTCCAAGCACTTGCAAAGGTTGTAGATGGTGCAGGCCGTCCAATCCTTTCAAACGCTGGTCTAACACAGAACACATTCGGTTCAATCAACCCAGTTGGTTTGACTGGAACAATTCTTGGTCTACCAATCGTAATGGACCCATCACTCGCAAATGGTTCATTCTATGTTGGTAACTCAGCAGCACTAACAACATACGAATCTGCAGGTGCACCTTTCCGTCTAAACGACGAAGAGATTACAACACTTACAAATTCATTCTCAGTGTACGGTTACTTGGGCATCGCTGCTCCAGAACCAAAGGCAATGACTATCGTTGCTAACCCACTTGACTAATTAGGAGATAAAAAATGGACTGGAGTGACTTAAAAGCATATGTAGGTGCATCAACTACTGATGACGACTATGTAGAAGAATGCTGGAACACATCAAAGGATTTAGTTGCAAGTTATATTGCATCTACAAAAGTTCCTGTTGGTGTATTAAAGCGTTGCTACCTTGAAGTTGGTTCAGAACTTTTTCATCGTAGGAATGCACCAATGGGTGTGTCTCAATATGCAACATATGATGGAGCACCCATTAATACTGCAAGAGACCCACTCGTTGGTGTGTATCCACTACTTAATAGATATATGGTGCGATTCGGATGAATTTAGCAACGGTAAGAAATGAATTAGAGAGTGCCATCATTCTTGGTGGTATCTCAAAGGTTTACAAGTTTGTACCAGAAAAGCCAGTTCCATTATGTGCAATTATGGAACCTGATTCTGAGTTCATTACTGTTTATGAAAACCAATATGATGCAGACTATGCATCTAACTGGAGAGTACTTATCTTAGTACCATTTGCAACCAATGAAACAGAAACAGAAAATCTTGACGATACACTTGATACTCTTATTCCAGCAATTTGGGAATACACCACAGCAAACAGATTAACAGTAGATAAGCCATTTATTCAAGAAGTAAATGGTGCAAGATACTTAGCAACAAACATAAATATTTCAATAGACATTGAAGGAGGAAATTGATATGGCAAGAATTAAAGGCAAATCAATCGTCTTTGAAGTTGACGGAACAGAGTACGCAGGTGGAGTTAGCAATGTTGTTTTCTCATCTGCAATAGGTACACTTGGTTTTGGTAACTACGAAGATTCACTTGATTTCACATGTGCTGTAACTGGATTCCAGGATACAGCAGCAGCATCACTACACTCAGAACTATGGGCAAATCCTGGAGCAACTGTAGAAATTACATTTGCACCACATGGAAATGCAACAGCATCTGCATCACAGCCACACTTCACAGCAACTGGCTATGCAGAGACTGTACCAAATCTTGGTGGAGCAGCAGGCGAATTTTTCGTCTACGACATTAACTTTATTCTAACTGGTAAGCCAGAACGAGTAGAGTCCTAATTTAATAGGTGGCTATGGCAGAGGTAATAAGAGTAGTTGATATAAGAGGAATAGAATCTCTTAATTCATTACTTCTTAAGTTTACAAATGATGTGAAGAATCTTGATGGATTTGGAACAAAGGTTGGACAACTTATCGTTGATAGTGCTTCTGCCATGGCACCAAAAAGAAGTGGAGCACTTGCAGCATCTATTGGAACAGTATCTCGTAAAGAGGGTGTTGAGGTATATGCAGGAAGTGAAAGAGTTCCTTACGCTGGAGTAATTGAATATGGATGGGCTGCAAGAGGCAGACAGCCACAACCGTATTTGATGCCAGCAGTTCAGGAAAAGATTGGAATGGTTGTTGAGAGATACGAAGAAGGAATTTCTGGAACAATCAGAAAGTATAACTTAGACTAATGGAGGCAGTAAAAATGGATAACTTTGACTTAATGAATACTCTGAAGTGGAAAGAACTTGCAGAGATTGAAGAATATTTAGAACTACCTATGGATGAATGGGCTAACTCAAAGTCCAAATCTAAATTAGCATTCGCAATGCAATATATGATGGCTAAGCGAAACAACCCAGCCCTTACAATGGGAGAAGCAGAAGAGATGTCAATCCAACAATTGACTGAACTTGCAGGAGTTGAACTTACTGTCCCAAAAGAAGTGAGTCCAGCCTAAGCAAAATGGGTGAATTCTGTGCAGAAACAGGATTTACTCCAGAGCAGTTTTGGGAACTCACGCTGGAAGAGTACGGTGCAATTGTAAATGCATTTAATAGGAGGAAGAACTGATGGCACAAAGAATCACAGTTGATATTGATGGTGATGTCAGTAAACTCGTTGCAGCAGTTGGACAAGCAAATAGTGCTATTGGTGGAATTGGAACTGGTGCAACAGGCCAGCAAATTGGTGCACTTGGTAAAACTTTAACAACTGCAGTAACTCTTCCACTTGTAGGAATCGCAGCAGCAGGTGTTAAGACTGCAGCAGAGTTTGATGTGTCAATGGCATCTCTTGGTGTTAACGCTGGTATTGCAGGAAAAGATTTAGATAGTCTTGGTGACTTAGCAATTAAGTTAGGTGCTGAAACTGTTTTCTCTGCTAACGAAGCAGCAGCAGCGATGCTTGAACTTTCAAAGTCAGGTATGAACCCAGCAGCAATTGCAGGTGGAGCATTAGCAGCAACTCTTGATTTGGCTGCAACTGAAGGTATTGGTTTATCTGAAGCAGCAACAATCATGGCAAACACCATGAACACTTTTGGTCTTTCTGCAGAAGATTCAACAAAGATTACAGACCTACTTGCAGCAGGTGCAGTTGCATCTACAGCATCAGTAGAAGGATTAGCAGCAGGATTAAAGTACGCAGGTTCTACTGCATCAACATTAAAGGTGCCTCTTGATGATACAGTAACAGCATTAGCAGCAATGAACAATGCAGGTATTGATGCAACAACTGCAGGTACATCATTTAACAGATTCTTACTTGGATTAGTACCGTCAACTGAAAAGGCAACAAAGTTGATGGACAATTTGGATATCTCATTCCAAAATGCAGACGGCACAATGAAGTCAATGCCAGACATCATTACAACATTACAGAACTCATTAACAGGCATGTCAGATGCACAACAGGTTGCAACACTTAAGACCTTGTTTGGTGTTGAAGGTATGCGAGCAGCAACAACATTACTTAAACTTAATACTGATGGCTACAACGAATTAAATGACCAAGTAAACAAAAATGGCGTAGCATCTGAACTTGCAAATGCAAGAATGGATGGAATGTCTGGTGCTCTTGAATCATTAAAGGGTTCTGCAGAAACAGCAGCACTTAAAATTGGTAAAGCATTAGAACCAGCAATTATGTTTGTATCACAGGCATTAACAATTGCTATTAACTTGTTTACAGCACTTCCTGGCCCTATTCAAACAGTAGTTGCAGCAGGTGGAGCATTTATTGCAGTACTTGGACCAATCCTTATGTTAATGGGTGCACTTAAAACATCAACATCATTAGCAACAGGTGCATTACTTGCTAAGCAAGCAGCACTTGGTTTAGTAACTGCAGCACAATGGTTATTTAATGCCGCAATGTCTGCCAACCCTATTGGACTTGTTATCATTGCTATTGCAGCAATTATTGCAATCATTGTTGTTCTTGTTAAGAATTGGGATACAGTTACAGAAGTAGTTGGTAAAGTTTGGGAAGCAATCAAGAACTTTGCAAAAGATGCTTGGGATGCAATTAAAAAGTTTGGTAGTAGAGTAGGCGAATTTGTTGATGATGTTATTGCTGATTTTCAAGCACTTCCATCAGCAATGCTTAATGTTGGTAAAAATATTGTTACAGGAATTTGGAATGGTATTCAATCATTAGCAGGATGGTTAAAGACAAAGGTATTTGATTTCTTTGGTAACTTAGTTCCATCATGGGCAAAGAAAGTTCTTGGTATTGGTTCTCCATCTAAGGTGTTTGCTCGTTACGGTAGATTTATTGTAGAAGGTCTTGCAGTTGGTATTGAACGCTCTGCTGAACTTGCAAGAGAAGCAACACAAGGACTTGGAATTGATACAATTAGTGCTTTCCCAAGTGCTATTGCACCAAGATTACAAACTGGAGCAGGAAGAGTTTCTGCACCAATTAACATTACAATTAATGCAGGAGCAGGTGCAGACCCTTACTCAGTTGGTAGAGCAGTAACAAGTGCAATTGATAAGTATTCAAGAATTTCATCAGTACCTAATCAGAGAGTGACTCTATAATGTCAGTTAGACCATCAGAAGCATTTCAACTTTATATTTTAAACCCTGACACTGGTGCTTGGGTTGAATACTCAGATGGAGTTATTGATGTAGATATCAAGCGAGGTGCACAAGAATATAAAGGACCATTTACACAATCTGATGTTGGTCAGATGGTTGTTAGAACAAGAAGTATGGAAGTAGACCCATATCAAAATCCTTTAGTAAGATACAACAATCAAATTCGCATTACTGCAAAGAACCAAAATCTTATCAATGGTAATCCTCTTACTGTTCAATCAACAATCTTTATTGGTTTTATTGAAGGTATAAATGTTGAATACAGACCTAAGACAGAAGATTCAATAGTTACAATTACAGCAATTGATGTTATTGGTCAATTACATAAGCATGTATTATCTGAAGATTTTATTGCCCTTCAAGAAAGTTGGACAATGGGTGAACTTCTTGCTGCAATTGATACTGAAGATGAATTTTCATGGATGAATGGAGTTCCAAGATATATTGTAGATAGGCCAGACTATGCTGTTGGAGCAATTGACTCAAACACAACTGCATGGGAAGCATTAACAATAAGAGCCAAAACAAATTTAGGATTTTTACATGCAAGAAGAGCAAACAATCATATTGCTTACTTTGCATGTGATAAAGACAGCCCAAACAATCCTTACAATTCTCCTTCATACAATCTTTCTACTACATATGCTTTTGGTGATAAATTTAAGTCTGATGGAACAGGTGCATCATATAAATCAATTCAGATTAGTGATGGATTTGAAAGAGTAGTAAATGATTTAACTGTTCAAGGGTTCCAGACAGATGTTAGGTCTACTAACGATAACTCTGTTGCTATATGGAGAAAGACTCAGGCGAATGTAAATGTATCAACAAACGATGCTGAAGATATGCAAGCAATTGCAAATGAAGTATTGCAAGAGATGTCTGAACCAATTAGAGAAATATTTTCACTAACTTTTGATGGAACAAAGTATCCAAACTTGGCAAGAGTAGCAGAGATGGCTTTTACAATTGAAATTGTTCACGAAATAAATGAATCTTTAACTATTGACAGAAAATATTCAATCATAGGTATTAATCACAAAATAGATTACAACACTTGGGATGTAACTCTTCAACTAAGAAACATTGCATATCAAGATGCATCAATTGATAACCCTATTATTAGCGTTACCCCTTCAAGTGGAACTACAGCAACAGACTTTAACTTTTCTTATACCATTTCAAACCCAGCACTTATAACTGGCGTAGAATGGGATTTAGACGAAGGCTTTACTTCAACATCTGCAACACCAACAGTTAACTATGTAAGTGGTGGAACTAAAACAATTACACTTACAGCAACAACTATCTATGGATACACAATTACATCATCAGTTACCTTGGAGGTAGCAGGTGCACTTCCATCAGGTGTTATTAATCATAGCGTTAGTGCTGATAATCTTTATACTTTTAGTTGGAGTGGAGACCCAGCAACAACTTATTACTGGCAGTTTGGTAATGGCAAAACATCCAATGAGGCTAATCCAACAACATACTATGATGCTGCAGCAGGTATAACTGTATCTCTTCAAGTAACAAACATTTACGGAACAACAACAGTAACAAAGAATATAAATGTTCTACAAAGTACTAACATTCCAATTAGATATATTAAATTTAAATTAAAAAATGCAACAAGGGCTGCTGAAGAAATTTGGACACTAACTACGCCAACCCCAACCTTTAATCCAGATGAAAATAGATTTACTCCTCACAGTTACTATTATCCAGTAATGAGAAAGTTAGATATTGTTAGTACATCTGCTGGAAGAATAACAGATGCAACAATGGTTAAATATACAGAATATACAAATTTTATTACAACATCAAAATGGTTAAAAGGTAACTATTCAAGAAGTCCAAGACTAACTGAACAAGAATTTTTAGCAAACTTATTAAATCCATCAACTGACCCTTCCAATTTAAACAGTGGTATTTCAATGTTTGTAATGAGTTATTACTTTGGAACTGTTTCATATGCTGGAGACCCTGCTCATGTTGGATTAGAATTTACAATTGATTTAGGTCGTGAATATTTTGACATAGAAGAAGTTACACTTACTCATAATAACTACACAACACCTGCTGGCTGGTTTTATCAGGGTACTATGGGCAGGTATGAAATTGAAGTTAGCCAAGATAATGTTTTATTTAAAGATGCTGGTGTAATATTTGATGCTACTCCAACTCCGTGGGAACCTGTAACTGCTAACGGAACTTGGCCAGTACCAAGAGCAGCAGTAACATCAACTGATGATATGACTTCATACAGAAAAATTAGATATGTAAAAGTAAGATTTAGTGATGATGCAGTTGGATATGAAAACTGGAAAGTTGCACAACTTCATCCAGTTACTGGTGCTTATCAATTTTTTACATACACTGGTGGTGGTACTCCAAGTTGGACTCCTCCAAGAAATGCTCTTACATATTTGGGTCCTCAATTAACTGATTCTAATACAGGAGCAACTGTATCTTTACAGGTTGAAGGAACAAGTGGTGGAATTGTAGATAGACAAACTGGAACAAGAATATTTGCACCTGCTTTAACTCCAAAAATGAATGATGGAAACTATTCTGGCTATACATGGCAAGAACAATTTGGATTTGGCGATGGAACTCTTGGTGGAGAAAAAACATTTATCTACGATATGGGTGAACCAAAATCAAATATTGCAGGATTTGCATTTACAAATGTTTATGACAGTTATCTGATGGGAAACCAAAGTCAACAACTTCCTGGTGGCGATAAATTTAAAATTACAATTCATACAAGTGAAGATGGAATAACTTGGGATGCATTAGGAACATACCCTATTAGTCCATTAGGACCAGGTGCAACTCGCAAAATTCAAACACCTTCAGGTGGAGGAATGGTTAGACCAATTAGAACTACAGACAATGCTACAACTATGGTTGTAACTTAATAACAAAATAGATTTCTGGACTGCCTCCAGAAAATGCAGAACCCTCTCCAAACATGTCTGATAACTAAAGGAGAGGGTTTTGTTATTTAATCTTCTAAACTTGGCTGCACCTCTGGCAGTAGTTCTACCTCAACCTTAACAGGCTCTTTCTTCTTAACTTTAGGCTTCTTTAAATCATAATCCCAATCTTTAACTGGAATTAGTTTACCTTCGTGATATATGTTCTTAGCCATGATGCTCCTTTGCGAGAATTGAATAGATGTCGTCTACTCGCTTTTCTAATCGTGTTACTTGGTCTTTCATGCTGGACCCAGAATTAGGCTTTAGTTCAGATAAAAACTTGGTAATCATCCACTTGGTAAAGCCAAAGAAGGCTCCAAGGACTGATACTGCACCAGCGAAAACGGCAGCAATAATTTCAGGGTTAGTCAACATACATCAATTGTACAATAGAGGTAGATTAACCTTTGGAGGAAATCAATGGAAACCCTAAATTTAGTGCCACCAACAGTTGAATGGCAGACCTACCGTAACGATACTACTGAAATGACAGTGCTTTTGGTAGATGAAAACGATGAAGCACTTGACATAACAGACTGGACCTTTACAGGCAAAGTAAGAGAATATCCAACAGATTCAGCAGTATTAGAAACTCTTACCATTACAAAGACTGATAATGCATTAGCAATTATCCTTGATAACTCAGACCTTCCATTGATAAGTTATTTTGATATTCAGGGTGTTAATACAGACAATAAAGTTTCAACAGTACTTAAAGGACAAATAATTGTAGAAGAGGATGTGACACGATGACTCTTGGTTATGTAAAAGTAACATCTGAATCACCACTACTTAATGGAGAAGTTGAAGTTATTTCTCCAACCAAAATTAAAGTTCTTGCATCAAAAATAAATGTTGCACAAGGCCCTAAAGGGGATAAAGGCGATACAGGAAATACTGGAGCAACTGGTCCTGCTGGACCAACTGGTGCTACAGGTGCTACTGGAACTAAAGGCGATAAAGGCGATACTGGAAATCAGGGCATTCAAGGAATCCAAGGCATACAAGGAATCCAAGGAGTTAAAGGCGATACTGGAAACACTGGTGCAACTGGTGCTACTGGGCCACAAGGAATTCAAGGCATTCAAGGCGTAAAAGGCGATACTGGCGATACAGGGCCTGCTGGTGCTGACGGTACTGATGGTGCTGATGGAGACCACTATCACACAACATCTTCTACATCATTAACAATTAATAACGGAACAAAAACATTAACTCTTGATGATTTAAATGTTGATTACACATTTGCACAGGATGTAATTATTGCTCACAGTGTAACTCAATTTATGACTGGTTCAGTTGTTACTTACACACCAGCAACAGGAGTTTTAGTTGTTGATGTTAAGCATCACACAGGCTCAGGAACATTTACTTCATGGACTGTAAACCTTAATGGTGCAGTTGGAATCCAAGGTCCTATTGGGCCACAAGGATTAGCAGGTTTTGCATGGGACACAACAAGAATAGGTGCAAATCAATACCTAATTGGTGATATTGTAAACTATCTTGGTAACTACTACATCTGCATTGCAAACAATGATGCACTTATTCCAACATCTTCAATTGGTGTTTATTGGAATGCTTATTCATTTGTTGGGCCACAGGGCGAACAAGGAATTCAGGGAGAGCAAGGAATCCAAGGCGAAACTGGGGCTACTGGAGCAACTGGAGCAACTGGAGCAACTGGAGCACAAGGAATTCAGGGCGAACAGGGAATCCAAGGAGAAACTGGCCCTGCAGGTGCAGATGGAGCAGACGGAGCAGACGGTGCAGATGGTGCAGATGGAACTGACGGAACAGTAATTGTTAATACAAACAACATAAAGTTTAACAACACCAATGCAATGGATGCACTTACTACAGGACAAAACAACATTGCACTTGGTTTTAATACACTTGATAATATAACAACTGTCAATGCTTTACTTGCAGTTGGTAACAATGCTCTTCAAAACAACACAACAGGTACTCAAAATATTGCAGTTGGTAATAATGCTCTTCAAGCAGTTACAACAGGTAGTCGCAATACAGCACTTGGTGCTAATACTCTTATTACAAACACAGTAGGCAATAGCAATACAGCAATTGGAGCAACAGCATTACAAAATAACACTGGAAGCGACAATATTGGAATTGGTCAGGCTGCTTTATTTGCTAATACAACTGGTAACAATAATATTTCTATTGGCTCTGGTTCACTTGCTACAAGCACAACATCAAGTAACAATGTGGCAATTGGAGCAGCAGCGTTGGCTTCAGGCACAGGTATAAACAATCTTGCTATTGGTAGTTTTGCAGCACAATCATTAACTACTGGTAATGGAATGACTGCTATTGGTGCTAATGCAGCACAATACACAACTACAGTAGGTGGTGTTGCTATTGGTCTTTCTGCTTTACAAGGAAATGTTGCTGGACTTTCAAACACTGCAGTTGGTAATGCAGCAGGTTCTGGTAACGGTTCAGGAACTGATAATGCATACTTTGGACAAGGTACTGCACAATTTACTGGAACTGGTGTTGCAACCTTTGGAACAATTACTGCAGGTTCTGGTTATACAGATGGAACATATAGTAGTATTGGTCTTATTCCTTCAAGAGGATATGCTGGCCAACCAGTAGTTGTTAATATAACAGTTACAAGTGGTGCAGTTAGCGAAGTTACTCTTGTCACTGCTGGTTCTGGAATTGTTGCTGGTGATGTACTTGTTCTAACTCCACAAACTAATCCTCCTGCAGGACTTTTGGCAGGTTCAGGATTTAGTATTCCTGTTGCAACAGTAACAACTGTTATAGGAAACACAGCAGTTGGTAGAGGTGCATTGCAGTTAAATCAAAATGGTTCAAGAAATACAGTAGTTGGATATCAAGCAGGTAGGTCATCAACTGGTTCATCAAATGTGTTTATTGGTTATCAGGCTGGAAACACTGAAACACAAAGCCATAGATTAGCAATTAATAATGGTTCTGGAGATTTAATTACAGGACAATTTACAGGTTCAGGAGATGCAAAGGTTAGAATTAATGGTGCTCTTGAAGTTGGTGAAACATATATTAACAGAAGCAGCAATCAACTTGTTATTAAGAAAAATCAATCTGCTTCAGCAAATGCACTTCAAATTGACTTTGACCCAACAGGTGCTGGTAGCAATACCATGAGAGTTAATGGAACATTTGCTATTAATTTTGGAGCACCAGCAACACCTACTTCTGGAGGAAACGCAGGACAGTTTGCCCTTGATGGTGACTATATCTATATTTGTGTAGCAGGTGGCCCTGAAGGGTCTGCCCAATGGAAGCGTTCAGCCCTGTCTACATGGTCCTAATAAGCCTTCTAAGGCCCTTTTAAGGCACTTTTAGCCCTAATGTGACCCACGACACAGGGGAAGGCCCAAATAGGCTTAAAACGGCTGTTGCACAATGTTTAATTACATGATACAATTAGGTTATCAACTCATCTCTTAGTGATTGATAAACATTCAGCGTTAACTTCCGTTCCTGCTGAATCGGCCTCAGCAGTAGTTACTCTCTTTCTCCTGCTGGGGCCAAACCCTTTCTTGAAGAGTTTTAAAACATCTGCTATACTTATACTCTAACGAACTTCTGGAGATAATTTCAAGGGCTTAAGCGTTAGCGAAGGAAAGATTAATACCTTTTCTGGTTCAGTCTAATTCTTATATTAATTTATAAGGGAAGGGCTGTACTCAGGAAAGGGTTGATGAAATATTTTGTTACTTACTATATTAGAAAGAGAGATATATATGGCTTATTCAAAGCATGAACAAATTAGAAAAAAGCACAAAACAATTGTTGGTCTGCAACATCAAGACCCTAATTGGAGACAAATCACTAACAAATATCAAAACACTTGCTGTGTCTGCAATAGAGGCATCTCATCAGGTGAGATTATTCTTTGGCACAAAGACGAAGGTTTAGTAATGCATATGCCAGAGGTCTGCAAGATTCTTGGTACACGAAAAAAAAGGGTAAGTACAAGAGAACTTGGAACTAACCCAAGAGCAAAGGGTACTAATCCAAAAGCAGTAGCAGAAGAAAGACTACAAAAGCGTATAGCAGAATATGAATTTCCTGTTGAGGTTCGCTATGCTAAATAATACAAATGAGTTTGATGTGGACCTTTCAAAAGGAAAATGGGGCGAAAACGCCTTGGTAGATATATTAATGCTAAATGGTGATTTGATAGAAGTTAAAACAGATTACAAATGGCAGGACACAGGCAACATCTTTGTTGAGACAGAATGTTGGTATAGAAATGATGGCGAAACCAAGGCTTCTGGTCTAAATGTTTCAACTGCACAATGGTACGCCTTTGTATTGAGGGTTCGTGAGAATGCACCTGTTATTAAGATAATTCCAACTACCCTGCTTAGAATGGTGGTAGAAAAAAAGGGTATTGCAATGGATGCCAATCAATATGGAGAGAATCCATCTAAGGGATACCTTATTACACTTAAAGATATAGAAGATATTATGAGAGGCAAATAATGGAAGCAAAACGAGGCAGACCAAAGAACGATATTCATGAAATTTGGGAAAACAAGTATTACAGACTAAGCGAGATGCGAGATAATCAGGCTATTAGAAAGTCTATAGAAGATAGGCTATTCAAGGGCTATTCTACCGTATTCACCTTGGCTATGGACAGGGAACCTAACCAAAAAGATGTAGGAACTATTAATAAGGCTGTTTCTGATATAATAGATAGGATATGACAGCACATCCAAAATACGGTTTCTCCAACTCACCATTCTACTACCTTGGAAAATACAAAAGTAGCCAAAGACCAAGGGTATGCGTAAGATGTGGCCAATCAGCCTATTATTACCATCATGACTGGGACTGGGTATGTGCAAGTCACCTATTGGACTTATGCAACATAGGTCAATTAGCCTTTAATTGGGCAGATTACGAGGAAGTATGGGCAAGGACAGAGAGGCTGCTCCAGAGGGCAGCACCATCATCTACTGGTGTGAAGAACATGGTGTATCAATATGGGAATCCTGTTGTGGAGGACGAGCACCAATGGGATGGTTTGATGGAGGACTGGGATGAGTAGCCCTTATAGCAGTGCAGAGTATAAGCGTAATAGAAAGATAGTCTTAGAGGCAGCACAATGGACATGTCACTATTGCAATGGACCAGCCAATACTGCAGACCACATTATTCCCGTTAGCAAAAACGGTAGCAATGAAGTAAGCAATCTATTACCAGCATGTACTAAATGTAACAGTGGTAGACAAGATAAGACATTGATGAGACTAAGGTATTGGAATAAGAGATATGGATAGTCTACTCATACAGTGCATAGCCCTATATATAATCTATAGGGTTTGGTCAAGCATATAGACATAGGGACATGTTGGTTTGGTTACTCTCTTAAGAGCAGCCCTTCAAAGGCCATCTCAAATAATGAGACAATACATATCACATAATGGACAAACCAGATAGCGAGCATATGCCCATATCCCAATACGAAGGTTTGTCTAACTATATTGTTAAGCATCTATGCGAGGGAATCAAGAAAGATACCAACTATACATGGTAGTAACACATAGCGTATAATAGATACATATAAAACCTTGGTTTGATATATATCTGGATATGTGGTATATGTGGATATGTGGATACTTTGGTTTGGGATACTTTGGTTTGGTGGTTTGGAAGTTTGTTGGTTTGGAATTTGTTTGAAGAAACTTTGGTTTTTTTATTTGACAAAATCCACCCTGATAGAGTGTGACCTAAAACCAGAAACCAAAAATAGTAAAAGGAGCAATATGAGAACAGGAATACACCAAGGTCCTCGTGGCCTAAGAGAAATATCATCAATAAATGAACCATTAAACCTTGATATGACATTAGCAGAATCTGTCCGTCTATCCATATCCAAGGCTACATGGCTATCTGTAGAAGATTTAGGAGCAGCCAAGCAAGCAGTCCTATTGGCAGAAACCATTGATGCAAATCCAGATAAACGCCATCAATCAGCACCAATCCTAATTGCGCTATTGGCTAATCTTGGTCTACTAAATAATCGCAAGGCTACAGAAATGTCTCCTGCTGAAATGTTGCAGGCTATTGCTAACGGATAGTGTTCATAATCCTTGGCTTCCTACCTACTGGACTGAGCCTCTTAGCGAGGATTTTACTACAGATGGTGAGAAGGTCATTAATATTTCACAAACACTCTGGAGACTTCCTGAGAAAAATGATGAAATCTTAGTATTGACTGACTGGCAAAAGTGGCTAATTAGGCATGTTTTAGAGCGTTATCCAGACGACTATTACGACCCTTCTAAGGCTGGTAGACTGAGGTATAAACAGGTAGTTATATCTATGCCCAGAAAGAACGGAAAGAGCCTCTTAGGTGCCTTATTTGCCTTATATGGGATGCTCCTACACGAACCTGCACCTGAAGTTATTTCAGTAGCAGCCTCAGCAGACCAAGCAAAAATTGTTTATAGACGACTAAAACATCAAGTAGATTCAAGTGATTTACTTGCACATTTCTTTAGTAAGTCTACAGAACATCGTGGTCTTTGGACTAAAGATGGTACAGGTATGTATAAGGTTATTGGTGCTAATGTTGCAACAGCCCAAGGTCTGCATCCTTCTATGGTTATCTTTGATGAGTTGCATGTTGCTAATGAAGATGTTTGGACTGCAATGAGTCTTGGTTCTGCAACTCGTAGTGATGGATTAACAATTGGAATTACAACAGCAGGTGACGACACATCAAACCTACTTAAACATTTATATGAAAGAGGAATGGCTGCCATAAATGGGCAGGAAGATTTAGAAAGATTTGGTTTCTTCTGTTGGGAAGCACCAAAGGGCTGTGCCTTAGATGATGAAGATGCCGTAAGGATGGCTAACCCTAATCTTGCATCTGGAATCCTAAATTGGGAATCTGTAAAGAATGAATTAGCAACAATGCCTGAACCTGATGCTCGTAGATACAGACTTAATCAATTTGTTTCATCTATGAACGCTTGGATACCTGTTGGAGCATGGTCCCAATGTCCAAATGGTAGACCTGTTAATGCAGAGGTGTTTGCAATTGAGAGAACCTCTGGATGGGAATACTGTTCAATTGTTGCTGCAGAACTTAGACCTGATGGCATGGTAGCAACTGAATTGGTAGCATCATTTAACAATACTAACATTGATGAGATTATTGGAGCCTGTATTAAGTTGGCACAATATGGGAAGCCCTTCATTATGGACGGAAATGTGTTAGGTGACTTAGGTGCTGCCCTGAAACAAAAGGGCTACAGAGTACAAATAACATCTGCAAAAGATTTAATTAGTGCCTCAAACAACACCTATAGTAGAATTATGAAAAAGGAACTAATTCATCCACAAGACGATATAGTTACTTTACAAATGCAACGAGCAGTACGCAAAAATAGTGGAGAATCTTGGAGGATTGCTCGCAAAGATAGTGGCACTGACATTGATGCAGCAGTAGCAACAGTATTGGCTGTCTGGTATGTGGAAACACAAATAAAGCCACAACAGATGGTTCATTGAGGAGAAGCAAATGGCAATTAAAGATAGAATAATTAGTAGACTTGGCTACGAGATAGCAGAAACTGCCTTCGTTCCTGAAACAGAAAATCGTGGAGTAGCAAACACTGCACCAACAAGAGAAGCAGTTAGCGTAACACCAACTACTGCACTTACTCTTGTTCCTGTATCAAGATGCACATCTGTATTGGAAACTGCAATGATGCAGATACCTGTGAATGTTTACAGAGGCACAACAGAATTGCCTTCACCACTTTGGTTGGAAACACCAGACATTGAAAATCAAGTATCACAAGCAGAGTGGCTTGGAACAACACTAATTCATATGGCAACTTATGGAAATGCTTATTGGCATATTCAAAGAGGGCCAAGAGGAATTGTAAACATTACAAATCTTCATCCAACAGATGTTAGTGTGTCACAGGATGGTGACGGAAAGATTTATTACACATACAAGTCAAAGTATTATTCAGCAAGAGATATTAAACATCTAAAACTTTGGCATAGCCCAAGTGCAACATCACTACTTGGTGAAGGCCCATTACAGCGACACAAATCAGTTTTGCGTTCAGCATTAGATTTACAAAACTATGCAGACAACTGGTTTAGAACTGCTGCAGTACCAACAGGTACATTAACAACATCAGAATTTCTTTCTGCAGATGTAGCAAAGCAAAATAAGCAAGCATTCATTGAATCGCAGCAAGAAAGAAGCGTTGCAGTCCTTTCATCTGGACTTAAGTATGACTCAATTACACTTAATCCTGAAGAAGCACAATTCTTAGAAAACCAGAAGCATGTTACTCGCCAAATTGCAACTATGTTTGGCGTTCCAGTAATCTACTTGGGTCTTGGAGTTGAAGGACGAGGCATGACTTATATCAACGGTAACGAAGATAGAACTAAACTATTTGAAGATGGATTACAGCAATATGTTGTACGCATCCAACAAGCAATTACAGACCTTCTACCAAGAGGACAGTATGCAGAGTTTAATCTAACAGAGTTCCTTCGTCCTAACCAAAAGACAAGATTTGAGTCATACGCAATTGGTTTAACTAATGGTTTCTTGACTGTTCCTGAAGTCCGTGAGATGGAAGGAATGCCTGAAATGACAGAACAACCACAACAAGAAGTCCAAGTTGATGTCGTTGATGACACTCAACCTGTGGCGTAAAATGGAGTAATGAATATGAATGAAATGATTACCCGTAGTTTTGAGATAAGAGCAACAGATACTGAGAAGCGTGAAGTTTCAGGTATTGCTGTTCCTTTTAATCAAACAATTGACATTGGTGGAGGATGGTCAGAGCGTTTTGAAAAAGGTGCTGTTGATTTAACTGCTGATGTAAAACTATTTCGTGACCACAATGAAATTATTGGTATAGTTACAGAAATGGAAGAATCTGATTCTGGTCTTATGATTAAGGCAAAGATTTCAGAAACAGTTTTAGGAAATGAAACACTTAACTTGGTTAAGGATGGAGCAATCCGTTCTTTCTCAGTAGGTTTTATTCCAGTAACAGATGTAAAGAAAGACAAAACAATAATTCGTACAAAGGTAAATCTTAAGGAAGTATCCTTAGTTGCATTTCCTGCATACGACAAGGCTGAAGTACTTTCAGTCAGAGAAGAAACCAATCAGGAGGAAATATCCATGGAAAACACAACACCTGATTACACTTCAGCAATTGAAGAAGTTCGTAATCATGCAGAGGAGTTGGAGCGTCGTCTAGATGTTATTGCATCAGAAAAGACACCTACAATCTCAGTTCCACAGTTCCGTTCATACGGAGAATTCGTAAAGTCAGTAGCAAAGGGTGACGAAGCAGCACTTGACCTACACAAGCGTTTCACAGGCGCAGACTCAGGCGATTCAATCATGAAGAATGCTTGGGTATCAGATACAGTTCGTATCTTGAACGCAGGCCGTCCAACATTCAATGTTCTTTCATCTGCAGCACTACCTGCTGACGGAATGAATGTGGAATACCCACTAATCAATACCAACACACTTGCTGTTGGAGTTCAGGATGCAGAAGGAGATACACTTGACTACGGCAAGTTGACTCTTACTTCAGCAACTGCACCAATCAAGACATACGGTGGATACACAGATATGTCACGCCAGGTTGTAGAGCGTTCATCTATTGCATATGTTGACACAGCATTCCGTGCAATGGTTGCTAAGTACGCTGCAGCAACAAACGCCGCTGCTCGTGCAGCAGTTGTAACAGCATCAGCAAACTTCAACACAGCAACAGTTGCATCATGGGATGCAGATGAAGTTATTGGAGCACTTGCAAAGGCTGCTGCAGATGTTAACAACAACGCAGGTCGTGCACTAGAAGTTATCCTTGTTTCAAGCGATGTCTTCCAGGCACTTGCAAAGGTCGTTGACTCAGCAGGTCGTCCAATCCTTTCAAACGCAGGATTGACACAGAACACATTCGGTTCAATCAACCCAGTTGGTTTGACTGGTGTAATTCTTGGTCTACCAATCGTAATGGACCCATCACTAGCAAATGGTTCATTCTATGTTGGTAACTCAGCAGCACTAACAACATACGAGTCAGCAGGTGCACCTTTCCGTCTAAACGACGAAGAGATTACAAACCTCACAAACTCATTCTCAGTGTACGGTTACTTGGGCATCGCTGCTCCAGAACCAAAGGCAATGACTATCGTTGCTAACCCACTAGACTAATTAGATAACAGGAGAAGATTATGGACTGGACTGACCTTAAGGCATATGTAGGTGCTTCATCTAGCGATGATGCTTATGTAGAAGAATGCTGGGATACATCAAAGGATTTGGTTGCAAGTTATATTGCATCTACCAAGGTTCCTGTTGGTGTGCTAAAGCGTTGCTACCTTGAGGTCGGTTCAGAACTATTCAATCGTCGTAACGCACCAATGGGTGTGTCTCAATATGCAACTTATGATGGTGCTCCCATCAATACTGCTAGAGACCCACTCGTTGGTGTCTATCCTCTACTTAATAGATACATGGTGAGATTCGGATGAATTTAGCAGGGGTAAGAGAAGAACTAGAGAGTGCCATCATCCTTGGTGGTATCTCAAAGGTTTATAAGTATGTTCCAGAAAGACCAAATCCACTCTGTGCGATTATGGAACCTGATACTGACTTCATTACTGTATATGAAAACCAATACGATGCAGATTATGCATCTAACTGGAAAGTACTTGTATTAGTACCTTATGCAACTAACGAAACAGAAACAGAAAATCTTGACGATACACTTGATACTCTTGTTCCAGCAATTTGGGAGTACACCACAGCAACAACATTAACCGTAGATAAGCCATTTATCCAAGAGGTAAATGGTTCTAGGTTTTTAGCAACAAATATAAACATTTCAATAGACATAACAGGAGGAAATTGATATGGCAAGAATTAAAGGCAAATCAATCGTCTTTGAAGTTGACGGAACAGAGTACGCAGGTCAGACAAGTAATGTTGTCTTCTCATCTGCAGTTGGTACTCTAGGTTTTGGTAACTACGAAGATTCATTAGATTTCACATGCGCTGTAACTGGATTCCAGGACACAGCAGCAGCATCACTACACTCTGAACTATGGGCAAATCCAGGAGCAACAGTAACACTTACTTTTGCACCACACGGAAATGCAACACCATCAGCAGAGCAGCCACACTTCACAGCAACAGGATATGCAGAAACAGTTCCTGACCTAGGTGGAGCAGCAGGCGAATTTTTCGTGTACGACATTACCTTCATCCTTGACGGTAAGCCAACACGAGTAACTTCGTAATCAGGAGGTCGCTATGGCAGAAGTAGTTGTAACAGGCGTTAAAGAAACAATAAATGCTTTAAATCTTTTTGTAAAAGATATAGAAGCAAATCAATCTCTGAATAGAGAAATTGGTTCTAAAGTCTCACAAAACGCTTCTGCCCTAGCACCAAAAAGAACAGGTGCATTATCAAAGTCTGTTGGATTTGAGGCTTCTGCAGAGAAAGCAACAATCTATGCAGGCAGTGCAGCAGTTCCTTATGCTGGAGTAACAGAGTATGGCTGGCCACAAAGAAATAGGCAAGCAAGACCGTATTTGAATCCAGCAGTAAAGAACAACATGGGATTCATCATAAACAAATATGATGAAGAAATACAAAAGGCAATAAAAAAGTACAACTTACAATAGGAGGCAGTAAAATGGAACAACAAGACTTAATGTCAACGCTCAAGTGGAAAGAACTTGCAGAAGTTGAGGCATATTTAGAAACACCAATGGATGAATGGAATGTCATTGCGTCCAAGGCAAAACTAGCATTCGCAATGCAATACATGGTTGCAAAGCGAAACAACCCATCCCTTACAATAGGTGAAGCAGAAGAAATGACGATTACACAATTGTCTGAACTATCAGGGATGGACATGTCTGACCCAAAAGAAGTGACTTCAGCCTAAAAACAATGGCTAAATTCTGTATTCAAACAGGATTTACGCCCTCTCAGTTTTGGGAGTTAACATACGAAGAGTATGTGGTTATGGTTGAAGAACTTAACAGGAGGAAGTAATGGCGCAACAGATAAAGATTGACATCGTTGCAGATGTGCAAAAACTGCAACAAGGTGTTGATCAGGCTAATAAACAACTGGGTGGGCTTGACGCTTCTGTAAATAAGGTTCAGAAATTAACCACAGCGTTTGCTGGTGTTGGTGTTGCAGCAAAAGGATTCAGCATTGCTGGAGGCTTTATAAATGCTGCCACTGACGCTGCTTCCAATATGGAAGAAACATTATCTAAGACAAGTGTATTATTTGGTCAAAATGCAACAGAAATTGTTAAGTTTGCAGAAGGTGCTGCCCAAGGTCTTGGTCAATCAAAACAGCAGGCATTAGATGCTGCAACAACATTTGCTACATTTGGTAAGGCTGCTGGACTTGCTGGTTCTGACCTTACAGGCTTCTCAACTGGTTTTGTTAGTCTTGCTTCTGACTTAGCGTCATTTAATAACACAACTCCTGAACAAGCAATCAATGCAATTGGTTCAGCCCTTCGTGGTGAGTCAGAGCCACTCAGGGCATACGGTGTTTTGCTTGATGATGCAACACTAAAGAATGCAGCATTAGAATTAGGATTAATTAGCACAACCAAAAATGCACTTACACCACAACAAAAGGTTTTGGCTGCACAAAAGGTTATTTACGAACAGACTGGTGCAGCACAAGGTGACTTTGCAAGAACATCAGATGGTTTGGCCAACTCACAAAGAATTCTTGAAGCAGAACAGGCAAATCTAAATACAAATCTTGGTAAGACATTCTTGCCAGTAATGAAACTTGTAAACGATGCTATGCAAGTAGCAGTTGGAGTTTTCACATCTTTGCCTGGACCAGTTCAGCAAATTATTGTGGTAACTGGACTTGCAATTGCAATTTTAGGACCATTCCTTATTCTTCTTAACTCAATTAAGACTGCGATGGTAGCACTT